CAGTCTGTGACCCCTAGTTCCCATAAAAGATTCACACAGCGATCTCTGTCATCGCCAAGACTCTGCTCGTAGGCTTGAGGTGTTCCCTCTGACCACTTGCTTATGGTCTGAAAGTCAATTTCATCGCCAATGGTTACAGTCTGGTCTGGCTTAAAGGTCTGTAAGAACTTGGCTATGTTGCGGGTTAAATGTACATCTTCAAAGGGAACTTGAAGGTCGCTGAGAATAACTATCCTCTTGACTGCTGGCATTAGTCCTCATCATCGTCATCATAGGGAATGTTATCTATGCGATTGGGAAGGTTAGGGATTAGCCAGTCAGGGAAGGCTTCACGATCAGAGAGTAGCCAGAAGGCATGAGTCTCTGAGAAGCCAGCCCTACGCAAGCTCTTATAGAACTCGTTAAGTGCTATCGCATAAGCATCGAGCGCGCTGTAAGTATCGAGGTCGATGACTGGTCGCTTCCTTGCCATGGGATAAGTGTTACTTACCTAACATCTCGATTATGGTATCAACACGCGCTTCTAATCTATTAACCTGATCCTTAATACTTGAACCGCCATTGGGCTTAAGTTCCGTCAGGTAATGCTTAATCATAAACTGTGTATAAGTTGCCACGCCACCAAGGACTGTGATTACTCCTACAGCCCAAGCTGCGAGGTCAACTGCACTCATCGTTTAGGAGTCGCGTATCCAAATACGCCTGCTAGTACAGCCCAGAGAACTGAGCGGTAATCAAGTGCAAAGTTAGATGCGCCCCATGCAGCTAGGAACGCTCCTGCTGTAAGGATTGCTGGGTTCTTCATGTTCATGCTGTGCCGCCTATCATTGGGATATTAGAAAAGAACGAGCCATCTGCATCGCCCTTCTTAGTGAAAGAGATATGGCAATGATGGTCATGCGGATTGATTCCAGAATACTTACGCCAGCGCCAGCCCATGCGAGGGGAAGCAATCTTTCCTGCGAATATGATGTAAGCAATTCGCTTGTCAGACTTTGCTGCGTGTCGAATCTGATCCGCAAGGTCAGGCATGAGGTCAGGCTTTTTCTTTCCAGATAAATCCCTGTCAATATCAATGGCTCTGACGATACCCTTTGCATCAGGATTGTGGTCAGAAGTACGCGCTGAATGACGGGTATCGCCAATCCAGCCATCTGAGGTTCTATCTCTTGACGGGTAAGAATCATCAAACTGCTCTCTTAGCTGTTGTCCGGCCTTACACAGAATGGGCTTCATTAGAACACTCCCATTGTTTCTTATTGTTTAAGAATAGTTCAGCATGGTCACAAGGGATAGGCGCTATAAAAGCGTCATCGATTGGATCGTATGAATAGCCAACTCCTGCGTAGTTATAGCGGATATTGCCATTGTATGAAGTCTTAACCCAAGTGCCACCGAGATTATCAATAAGCCATTGATAGCCTTCATCTCCTGCTGGGTCATTGTTATCACATACTAGAACGCGAATAACTTTGTTGTTCTCGTCTAATTCTGCAAAGTGACTCATACTGCATACCTCACAATAACAATTCCTGAACCGCCAGCAAGACCGACTGAACTACTAATTAGACCACCGCCGCCACCGCCACCTGTGTTTACTGTTCCTGCTGTTGCAGCACTAGAACCTGCACCTCTACCACCGCCGCCTGAACCTGCATTACCACCAGGACCGCCTGTATTTTCTCGACCAGCTCCACCACCACCGGCATAAAATCCGCTTACGCCAGTTGAAGTAGCTGTAGCCCAAGATGAATAAGTGTTTACTCCGGCACCACCGTTACCTGGATTAGAACCAGCATTGCCACCAACTGCGCCAGCGCCACCGCCACCGCCACCACCGGCAGCTCCGTAGTTACCACCAGCATTGCCTTGACCAGATGTAGCAGATCCTGGACTTAAGCCGCCACCGCCGCCTGAACCGCCTGTGCGACCATTTGTGGAATATGTAAATTGTCCACCACCACCACCGCCTTTAACAAGAGTTAAAGAACCTAATTGTGAATCGTTACCATCTCCACCTTGCGCGCCTGTACTACCTGCGCCACCTGAACCAACTGTTACCGTGTAAGAATTAACTGCTAATGACTGTGAAGTAAATGCAAGTAATCCACCAGCACCACCGCCGCCACCCTGATCTCTACCACCGCCGCCACCACCGGCGATAACTAATACATCGCAAGATAGAGCTGCGCCGGATACGCCAAGTGTGCCGCTAGAAGTAAATACGCGATAGTTATAGCCGCCGGAAGTGTAAAGAGTTCCACCCGTAACAGTTGGGGCTATAAATGGTGGACCAAATAAACCCGATGTGATTGCTCCAATCACTAGCCGATTGCCCCTACTACATACCAAGTGTCTGTGGCTGTTTTAATGCAAACTGCTGTTTTATATTGTGCCAAGGTTGGAGAAGCTGCTGTCGCGCCCGCAGAAAGAACTGTTGTTGTGCCTGAAGTGACTGCGGAAATTGTGACCGCTCCAGCGCCCTTGTTGAGAACTGTGATGGCTGTTCCTATTGGGAAGGCTACTGAAGCATTGGTAGGAATCTTAAAAGCGATGGCTGTCGCCTTGTTCATGACTTCGAGCACCTGATATTGATCATTTAATACGGCTGTGTAATCGCTTGTATTGTCTGCGCCGATAGTAAAGGTCACCAAGCCGTTAAAAATAGGGGCTGTGAGAATGTCACCTGTCGCGGTTGGAAAGCCTGTTGCCATCTGTTTATCTCCTAGTAAGTCATTGCACTCACGCCAATTATACCGCGTTCTGTGCTTCCTATAATGAATCCATCGGTTATGGGCTCAAGTGTTGTAACTGTTACTTGCATTGAATTAGGGCTGATATTCCATGAAAGACCTTGGCATTGCAGAGTCTTAACGATGGTAGAGCCATCTGGCTGGATATTGCTGATTCTTAGATTGTCAAAGTAATCCAAGCCAATCATTGTGTCAGTTGGTACTGCTGGGTCTAGTAGATCGACAAGCATCTGGTCGATGCGGATAGTGGTCTCAGCTCTAGTGGCTACATAGGTGGCAGCGATATTGAGGGCATTGGCATCGGTATCGATAACCAAGTCCTGAGTGCTGTACTGATGAGGGAAGTATCGGGCAATACTGTCTGCGTTCTCGTAGAACTGGGCTGTGCCACCTACGCGTTGAACTGAAGCCTGATTGATGATGAGCTTGTCATCAAAGGCGAATACGAGGTTGCGGTAAGGGATACCGCCGGTCTGATTAAACTCGATAGGAGTTCCAGAGATAGATGAAGCAACTGTGTTTCTATCCTTGAATACTGCTGTGCCTGAGCCGTTGATAAAGAACGCGCCTTGCTCTGAGAACTCTGCGTTCTTGACCGCATTAAGGCTTGTGCGAAGTGTTGCTGGGTCTGCGATACATTGAGACTGTCCAGTTGCAATTGTGCGCATATTGGAAGGGAAGTCCACCTGATCTAATATCTTGCCTATGCGTGTGCCAGTTGCCTGTCCTGCTCCTGAGTCCGTGACTGTTGTGACTTGGGCTAGGTTAAACAAGCGGAAAGCATCAGCGATATAGATATCGACATAGCCCATCTGCTCGGCTTGGTCATAGGTATATCGGTACTCAGTTGTATAGCCTGAGAATAAGAACTCTTGCGCTGTCGCTGTTGTAGCTGAGATACGCACCTTGCGCAGAGGCACTAGATAGCCGTAATACGGGCTGGCTGTGTTCTGTGGGTTGAAGTACGAGTCTGGGTCTGTGATGCGTACAACGGCTGTTCCAGCGATGTAAGTATCGGCTTGGATATCTCTGCCACGGTTGATAGTTATATTACGGACATTAGGAGTTAGATCAACAATAGGGACTGGAACTGTAGATGAGCCAAGTGTGCCTGTGCCTATAACTCCGTACTTAGCATCGCCAATAGTAAATGGGTAGCCGAAAGTAGCGCCAGAACTAAAGTCGAAGGATACGGATATCTCGGCAGGTAAAGCCATTAGCGACCTGCAAAGCTTCCGTAGGTTCTATTAACACTCGATGAGATACCTGAGAGAGATGAATCCTGAAGTGATGTGGCTACAGCCTTGCCGTCAATCTGCACAACAACTGGGCGGTTCAATGCTGCTACTGCTAAAGCCCAAGGAGTCTGTGATCCGAATTGTGAGTCCATGCTTCCACCAGCAGAAGGGTTAGGAACTGAGTAAGCAAAGCCGCTTGCGTTGGTAGCGTTAGTTGCAACTGATGGAGTTACTGGAGTAATTGGAACTGCTGCTCCACCACCAATAGCAATCTTTCTAGCCTTCTCTGCGAGCATATCGAGATACGCTTCCCATGAGGCAAACGGGTTCTTAGCATCTGGAAGGCTTGCCAAGTATCCTGCGAGCTTCTCGCCTAAACCTTGAGCCTTGGCTAACTCGTAAGTGAGTTTCTGCGCTTCTGAGGTATTGCCTACTATTAAAGCGAACTGAAGTTCAACGCGCTTACGATCCTCATCAGATAACTTACCCTTAAGGGCAGCGATGAGTTGCACTTGCTCTAGGTCGAAGATAGACCCAGCCTTCTTAAGAGCGTTCTGCTTCTTCTGCTCATCAGTCAAAGCCTTCTGAGCCTTAACCTGCTTAGTCTGTAGGGCTGCAAGTTCTTTAGCACGCTTGGCTGCTGTTGCCTCTGCTTGGCGCTGCTGAGCTGTGCGCTGTGCCGTACCTGCCGGTGATGCAGATCGATTAGTTGTTGGCTGTGCGCCTTGTTGCATGGCATCAACATCGCCACCTGCTAGGAAGTTTGTGTAGCCTTTACGGAACTTCTCGACAAGTCCAATAGCAGTACCCAATACCTTTATTACATTGCTTGTAGCTGTTGCAATGTTGGTGATTGCTTTCGCTGCATCGCTGGCTTCTGTGCCGCCGCCTACTCGGGCAAAGGCATCAATCAAGCCTTCGCCAATAATCTCCTGTGCGTTACCTGCTGCAACTGAGAGGACTTCCATCTTGTAAGAGGTTGTTGTTAAATAGTCCTGAGCCTGACCAGCAGACTTAGCAAGCATAATGCCTAGAATCTCGTTAAAGGATTTAGTTGTAATCTCTGCTCTAGTCAAGCCTGTGTTGTACTTGATTAAGCCTCTAGTAATACCTACATAACCCTTACCTAAATCGGTTGCGACTGTGGCTAAATCTACGCCACTTGCTCGGCTAATCTGAATGGCATTGTTAAGAAGCTCTTGAGATTTAGTTAGTGATCCGGTGGTAGTAAGCAAAGATTGGAAGGCTGGTCTAAGAATGTCGTCTGCTATTGCTGCACTTTGCTCTAGGTTGCTAATAAAGTCTGTGACCTTAGTCTGAGAAAATGAAAGCCCAAGGTTATCTACTGCCCCAGCAAGCCTGCGAGCTGCTGCTTCATCGGCTGCAAAAGCTTTAACTGATGCCTTGCCATAGGCTGTCATAGCTGCTGCGCCAAGGGTTAAACCTAAGGTTCTGCCTAGTTTCTTAACTGTGCTGTTGAGCTTATTAACGCCCTTGTCAGCCTTGTTAAGTCCTGTTGAGTCAAGAGTGGTGGCAATGCGAATCGCTAGATCTGTCATACCTGCCATTAGTCCTTGCTCCTTGCTCTAAATGTCTTGTTGCCCGCGCCCTTGCTTAATACTACAACTGTGTTATTGGCAGACTGAATAGCCTTTACTACCGCTGCTGTTGTTCTGCCCTGATCCTCAGCCCATGCTCTAAACATCAAGCGACCTTTAGTCTTGCGAGTTCTACGCCCTGCGCTGTTGGATTGCTGGCTATCAACAAGAGGTGGCAAGGCATCGATGAACTGCCGACCTGCATACGGATTAGCTGACTTGTTATATTCTTTGCCGCCGGCTCGCTCAGTAATGAATTTACCATTACGGTATTTCTTGACTGGCTGAGTAGGTGGTAAGCCTGAGGGATTCTTGCGCCCTGCTGTCTCATAGATAGCGCCGGGTGCAGACTTGTTAAAGATTGTTGCAAGGCTTCTAAAGCCTCGCTTGTTAGGCTTGGTAGGAGTAGCTGAGTAGCCTAAGCCACGCTTCATTACGCCTTGATTAAAGGCTCGATATTCCCACTCACCGACAGGGTTAGCCCAGCCACTTATCGGTGAACTAGAAGGAACGAACCCACGGGCTCGACTAACAACCTTGCGTAAGTTAGTTGCGATTTCCTTCTGGGTCTCCTTGGCTAATTCAGGAGTGTATTGGCGCATTGCTTTCCTAAGAGCTACGGCGTTGTCTAATTCTACTGGCATCGCTTCGCTCCTTCGCTATGTCCTTGAGGACTTCTATATGTGCCTTAAATGCTATCGCCGGAAGTTCAACAATAGATTGAAACGGAACTCCATACTCGTAACTAAGCCTAGCTGCGAGATAGGTGAGAGAGTTCCGATCTACCCTAAAGGGTCAGACTCTAAGACCTCAACTGACTTAAGTGTCTCTAAGAACTGTTCCCCAAAGGGTTTGACCGTTTCACCCGAACGACGAATTGCTTCCCAGCAGAGCCAATAGACATCAGATTGTTTCTGATCCTCTATCAGCGCCTTGTGAAAGCCCTTCTTGGCATATTGTTCAAAGCTATATTCAAGCACTGGAGTTATCTCAAACTCTTGTACTTGTCCATCAGCCCTTGTTACTTTGAGTCTTGCCATCTTAGCCCCTTACTTAGTTGTTTAGAATGTGCCTGTTGTTGCAACTGCAACAGTACCAGAGACGTTGAAAGTGATGCTCTGTGTTCCGAGGTCACCGACTGCGCCGTTGATATCTGTTGTGTTGTTGATAAGGCAGGTTGCTGTGTATAGCGGGTTAGTCGCTGATACTGCTGTGCCCTTTGTCTGTAGAAGCACGATTGGAACGTTTGTTCCCCATGCTGCCTGAAGTGTTGCTAGAACGTTTGCTGTAGCTGTATCGTTCAAGAAGTCGATTGTGATAGATGATGCTTCCAAGCCTTTAACGAACTTGTGACCTGAATCGCCCATTGCTGTTACTTCGAGCTCGTCGAATGAACGGTTGAGTGTTACTGATGTAACGTGGTCGCTAAGATCAACTGAATTAACCTTCACGCCTACGTTGTTGCTTAGAAATACTGCCATTTAGGTTATTCCTCGTCTTTCTTAGTAGTTGGTTTTGTTTCTGCCTTTGGAGCGCCCTGACCGATTTTAATCAGGAACGCTTCATTTTCTTTTTCCCATTGCGCTAAATCGGTCATGATTTAACTCCATTCCGTTAGGGTACTGATTGCAATGTCGCAAGTCAGTAAATCTCCAGAAGCGATTGATAGAACGCTAGGCGCGCTCACGCTTCCAACGTTAAATACAATGCTGGAAGCCTCGAGAAGCTGAAACACTCTCAAGATGTCGGTCTCGATTCCAGCAAGGTTGCCCGCATTGTCTAGCAATGGAACAAGTATTGTAATTGTAAAATTAGCCATAGGCGCAATTGATGTGTAATCGTTATTGCTCGGAACGATATAAGGATCAGCAGGAGTGACGATTACTGAGTTAGCGACAGGCGTAGCAGGTGGATAGGAGAACACGCTGTACTTGGTGTTATCGGTAAGAGCTGACGCAATGCTAGATCGTAGGGTTGTTATGGCTGGCATTAGCCCACCATTGAACGAGGGTCAAGATATGGAGCAAGCAAGCCACGAACGCGAGCCAATAGAGTGTTACCCATGCGGTAAGGGCTTGGTGTGTATCCATCGATGGAGACGCCACCGCTTGAAGGAGCTTGACGGCTTTGCCAGATATCGATTGAGATCATAAGGCTTGCCTCTTGAATTGCTGGGATTGTTGTGTAATCCGCATAAGTCTCTGCTGCTGCAATGCCGAAAGGCGCGACTGTGTGCTTAGGGTTGTTGCTTGTGTGTGTTGTTGTAATGCTGAAGTCTTTGATGCCAACCTTGGTTATTGTCTTAGTGCCGTTGTACTTAGTACCAGCACCGCTAATAACTACCGATTGTCCGACATAGAACACATCGCGGATATCTTCATCAAAGTATAGAGTGCCAACTGTGCCTACATTGCCATGAGCAACGATTGGCTGTTGGTTCTTCCATAGAAAAGGCAACAAGACATCATCAGCAGCATCGCAGACCGATTGCAAGACTGCATCAGCATAGAGAGTTCCTACGCCGAGAGCTGTGCGAAGTTCTGCAACTGTTGTTACGCTCATTGTTATCCTTTCTAAAGACTCAGAGGGACTGCAAGGGCTCTGGCAGCCCCCCTGAGCGACTTAGTGTGGCTTACGCCTTGTTTACCTTAAACGCACCTGCGCCGAGCTTTGTCGCGATTGCGCCATAGCCGTACATTGCGATTGTGACCTGACCAGTCGCAACTACATCTGCGCGAAGCTGATAAGTTGGTGACTCGTACCATGTGTAAGCATCTGGGTTTACTACAAGAAGTGATCCGTCTGTGTCTGTTGTAGCTGCTGTGTTAGCAGTTACATAGAGATCGAGACCAGCGACATTTCCGCGGACTGATGTTGGAGCAACTACGCCGCCAGCGTTCTGTGGAACCTGTGCGTTGTAGATTGGGCGACCACCATCGTTAAGTGTCATGATGTTTGACCATTGTGATGTGTTAGCAATGATGTTACGAGCAAAGCCCTGTGTACCATTGTAAACAGATGCAGCGCCGCGAGCAACGAATCCGAGGAGTTCTGCTGCTGTTGGGTATGTTGTGATTGTTGTTGCGTCTGCTGTTGCTCCTGTAATTAACGCAGCGTTTACAGCAGTATCTGTAACCTTCGCGTACTGAGCAGCAAGGTTGTTCATGAGCTCTGTGATGAAGATTGGGTTTGAGCGATCAAGGAGTTCAACTGAGAATGTCTGAGCGCCAGCATACTTCTTCACATCAACTGTGATAAATGCTGCGTTCTGATCTACATCTTCGATTGTTCCTGCTTCAGCCTCGACTGTTACGCCAGGGAGCTGTGTGATCTTAGGAATCTGGAATTGCATACCAGCGTCAGGCAATGTGCCACGGCTGATTGCATCGATGTTGCTGCGTGTTGAGTTAGCAAGTCCGTTGATGATTGTGGAGAGCTGACGAGTTGGTACGAGACCAGCGTTGTCAGTTGTATCTGCGGCTGCTGCTAGGTATTGACGAGCTTCCTCTGATCCCATTGCAGCTTGGATTGTCATCTCAAGGTGCTTTGGTGCAGAGAAATCAAGGCGAGGCTTTGAGTAAGCCATTGCTGTGATTGTAGGGCGAGCAGCTTCTACAGCCGCAGCTTCTACTGGTGTTGCTTCGACCGGAGTGGTATCTTCCACGACTGTCTCGCTTTCTGTTTTGGTTTCTTCGACAGGGAGAGTTTCCTCTGCCGCGATCTCTAATACCTGAGCAGACTTAAAGGCTGGCTCTGTGACTAGAGAAACTTCTTTTAACTTGGCAGCCGATACGACTGTGTGACCATCGCGTGATGGCTTAGATGCGATAATTTCCGCCCCGATTGAAAGCCCTGATACAAGACCTTCTTGCGCCATGACTAGGGCATCGTTACCGCCGGTTGAACGGCTTAACTTGAAGGTGGCGTAGATGCCGTCTGCGCGGGTTTCCGCTGCAATCATGCGACCAACTGGCTTCTTCATGTCGTGCTGGGATAGCAACTTAATCTTGCTGACATCGCCAATCTCGATTGAACCAGCTTCAAAGGCGTAAGCGCCTAGGTTAGTGTTACCGACTTCGCCAGTACCTAGCGGAACGATTTTCCCAGAGATTTCTCTGCGATCTTCATTGCACTCGATTGATGCGGCTTCGATGTATAGGGTTTCCATTAGTCTCCACTTTCATTTCCGTTAGGAGTTAAATCTTCCATTTCCATAGCCTGTTCAGTTGTAATCAAGCCAAGAGAAAGCATCTTCTCTAGAACGAGTAAACGCTCCATAGGCTCGGTACGCAAGAAGCTGTCATCGAGGGCAAACTTTACATAGTGACCGTCTGTAGAGACATCGTTCATTGAAAGTCGTGACTCAATTGCTGAGACATAAGGCTGAAGGGTAAAGGCGTACATCTGCTTGCGCTCATCTTGCACATTGGCGTAAGTCATTGTTGTGTTCTGTGATGCTGAGACATAATAAGGATCTACAGCGCAGAGACGGGCGCACTCAGTTGCTAGGTTCTGAATTGCATCGTTATAGCCCATATCCTTAGGGCTAAAGCCGATAGTCTCGTAATCAATAGTAGAAGTTAGGTAGGCTGTCCCGTTATTCTGACGGGCGCGCTTCCAAGCTGCTAGGAGTCCAGAGACTTCTTGAGGTGGTAGGTCTGCGCCAGTATTTTTTAGGAATCCTGTTGCTGATGGAGTTGCGAGAGCGACACTAGCTGCGCGCTGCGCATCAAGGGCTGCCTTGATGGTCTGGCCACCAATGCCTAAGATGCCTTCATCTTTCTGGAAAGTAATAAGTGATCCAAGGCCTGACATTGGAACTGGCTTGCCATCGATGCTGTACTCAGTAACGAAATTAGTTGCAGGATCTGTTAAGAAGCTGACGCGAGTGTTAGCAATCCAGTTAGCGCGAGCCATGCGGCCATCTTCAGCATAGACCTCAGTAATCTGCCAGAAGGCCTGACCGTACATGAGGAGCGAGTCCAATGTGAAATACATCGTGACATAACGAGGCTGATGAATAGAAGGTTGTTCAACCCATCGAGGTGGAGCAATATGCTCACCTGTTGATTTCTTGTAATACTCTAAAGGGATACTTGCAATAGTGCCGGAGATTAGATCACGGCAGCGTTTGATGGCTGGTACGCCCAAAGCCATCTGGCGAGAAACAACAGCAGGGAAATAATTGTTGTAGCTGTAGAAGCTATCGTTCATTATCTGCGGCGCTTCTTGCGCTTGCAGAACTTGTGACTTACGCGAGAAGAGACCCATAGAGGTCAATTATACACTACATGTGGGTCATTCTGAGTAAATAGCCGCTACCTGTTGGGGTTTAATTAATTGATGAACGACCATTGCTGTAGAGATTGCACCGGATACATCGCCAGCACTCTTGCGTTTAACAATGCGCCATGAAGAGTCATTGGTCTTAGCTGCGCAGTTGTTCATCTGCTGAATCCAGTTCTCTTGACCAGAGTGAACGAGTCGATGATTGACCAAGGCATCTAATAGATCACCGCAGGCCTGATAGAAGGCAGCGCCGGATACATCAAGAGTTACTTGGCCAGCATTGGAGAGTCGGTCAGCGATTGATTGAGCTGTGTACTTGTCGAAACATATTTGCCGAGGTCTGTATTGGTCAGCCCAGCCCTTAATGTCTGCGGCAATCTTCAGATCATCAACCGAGATTTGGCTTTCCCATGTCTGGAGTATTCCAACGCCGATTCTACCGTCAGGCAATATCTGACCAGCAACGAGGCTCGCATTGCGGCGAGATGGAGATACATCGAAAGCAAACACCGTATAGCCACCGACCGGAATCGTGAGCGCGGAGTCTGAGGTTTCCTCAAGAACTCCATGAGGCCACGGACTAGATAGAGAATCAATCCATTGACATAGCAACTCAGTTCTAGTGTTCTCAATCGGGCTAGTAGCAACTGCTTCTTCAAGGGCTTCCTCGCTTATCGTAAAGCCGAGTGCTGGGTTAGCTTGAGCCCAACCTTGGCGGTCTGTTATCTTGCAATATTGTGGCGCAGAGTATTCATAGAATCCGAAACTCTTTGGTGGGTTCTCTAAGGCTCGTTCTCGCATTCCATTGAGGACAACTGAGAAAGCGTCTCCCGCATTCGATGTAAGCAGGGTCGAAGAATTTGAACGAGCTCTAGTCGTAGGCACAGCGGCTCGAAATCCCTCTTCATTGATCTCTCGGAGCTCGTCAATAAAGAGAAAGTCTGCAGTTCTGCCTCGAGATCCATCTCTAGTTGCCGCAACAACATCAAGCCTTCTTCCGTCAAGCATTTCAATAGACTCTGTACCGTTGGCATATCTGATCTGTTTAACGAATCCCTTGAGGTGGTCATTACTCTCCAATACTTGCGCTACTTGTCGGAAGGTGTCGAGTGCCATCGATCTATTAGATGACATGATAAGAACATTGCGGCTATCCCACTTCAGCAGGTGAGCCAAGATAAGCATACGAGCTAGATGGGTCTTTCCGTTCTGTCTAGCGATGAGAAGTAGGTTGGTCTTGCGAACCCAGTTGCCCTTCTTGTCCACCGTGAGCATATCTTTGAGGACATACTCCTGCCACGGCAATAAAGGCATACCAATTATCTCGCAGAGATCCTTTACATCTTGCAGCTTAGAACTGCCCTTCAGAGGTATTGATTGAAGCCTAGGTTTAGTTGCCCCTCGTAAGGGTTTGGATCGTTTGGCTGCCATCGGGTCTAACTCTGGACTGGTCGGGCGGTAAACGGACTATCTTGGTGAATCTCGGACTGCATCGGAGAGAGGAAGGCTGAAAAGACAGGGGGGGTACGCTTGTTGTCTAAAAAAACGCCCTGTGAGCGTGAGCCCTTCGAACTGTTGCATGGCTTACACGCAGTCACCATGTTCTCAATATCAATGGCTAACTCTGGTGCTTTGCTAATTGGAATGATGTGATCGATAGTCATGTCCTTGTTCTCAGCTCCGCAGTAGAAGCAGACATAACCATCACGAGCTAATGCCTTAAGCCTTACCTCTTTATACTTCCTCGATAGTCTAGGGTCATTGCGCTTACTACTCATTGCCAACCCTTAACTCTTAGATGATGTAATGCCTTACAATAGTCAGGCTCATCATACTCTGTTATCCCATATCTATATGATACATAACGCCAATACCACCAGAACTGCACATCATCTGGCTTACCCTTTAGATACTTACTTCTACCTTGATAGTAACCATGATGTGATCCATTAACTGCATATCTATTATTAGATGATTCCTTGAATGTAATGAGATCATGACACTTCTCTTGTACTTCTGTTAATTGATAATCAGCTAATTGATGAACTGTTAGGTGTTTGCTGATGTCGCCACTAGATGCCTCACTTGCTAGGCATAGAGCTCCCACTAATGCGATTGCAACCCCGCAAGCTGCGCGCTTCAGGCGCTTGCGGTGAGCCCTTGATGGGCTCTTGCAGAAGAGCATACCAGCCCTGTCAAGCATGTGGATAACTTGGGAGTGTCGTGAGCGTGATTTAAGGTTTTGTACCATAGTTATCCACAGGTGTGCATAACTACTTGTCTGTTGAATAGAATCCTGAACCTTTGAAATGGACTGCTGGAACATGCGAGTACACCTTTCTCATCGACTCACCACAAAACGGACAATCTAGATCATGTGGCTCGCTTATAGATAGCTCTTTGTCATATCTGGCATTAGCCTCACATGACTCGTTATTACACTCAAACTCATAGATTGGCATTATCGACTTTCTGGCAAGTACGGCATGGCACTCCCACTAACTTCCACGATCCGCAAGCTGCGCATCTCTCAGGCTCTAATTGTACAGAATCTTGCTGTATATCTCCGTAACCTGCCCTGAGCAATAAATCAACCAAGTCTTGAAATCTCATGAACGCGAGGTACTGGCTGCAGTCCTCTCCTTGTCCGTTCATGCGACACACCACGGCGCTCAGCTCTTTGCCTTGCGCCCTCTTCTCGACTTGCTTGATCCATGCTAGAGGTGAGAACTCAGAACGAGCCTTTATCTCGATGTCGAACGGGACATTGTGAATATCTTTGCCCGCACCTCTACCGATGCTTGCGCTTCTCCACCAAGTTTGTAGATAGGAGACAACTACTCGCTCAGTACGAAAGCCTCGGTCTTTTCTGTGTCTAGTCATACGCGCAATGTATTTTCACATGCGCTACATAACCAGACCACTAATCCATCCTCACGCAGGTACTCATTGCATAATCGATCTGCATCGCAGATTGAGCAGTTGGTATATCCCCATGAGGATTGAAAGTTATATGTGTGTCTCATGCTTTCCCAGCAGAATTAACTGTGTGGCACTCTTCGCAAGTCCACTCATGGAGCAGGTAGCGACTCTTGATCTGATTTCTAGTTGGGAACTTATTACATAACTGGCATATCAGCTTGTAACCCATCTCTTCGAGCAGTTCTGCATTAGCCCTGAGATTGGCTCTCTGCTCTTCATTGGGGAATTCTTCCCATTCACCATCTTGATTAAGAAACTGTATGTAACCCATCAGCGTTTAACCTGTGGCTTCCATGTTCCATCTTTGCTAATCTCGTACCAGATAGGCTCGCAGCGTTCTGCATCTCCAAGAATCTGCGCCATGCACTTCCAATGACCCCAAGGCTTACCAGCTTTAGAAGTTCCTGTCTTCCAGACACGCGCACCATGAATACAGCTCTCGTCTATCGGAGTGCCACCAAGGACAGCCTTGACCGTCTCTACAGCTTGCTCCATTGTTGTCACCGGTGCAGCAGTCTGGATTGTCCACGGATCACTCGCTTTCTCTACTGGAACATATTGCTGAGAAGTCTCAGCCATTTTAGCCTTGACTTCATAGAGCTTAGCCTTTACTTCAGACTGCGCTGCGACCTTGCTCATCTCTTCCCTAGATGCTCGCTTGCCCTTAGTTGCGTATCCTGCATTAGCCAATGCGCGCCCAATCGCACTTGTTTCACAATTCTCAAGAGCGGAAGTAGCATTAACTCCACGCCCCTGTACCGTTTCTTCAGCGAGCCCAGTAGTCCAAGGTCTAGCATCAGCCTCAGTTCTATAGATACTAGCTTCAACGATATATTGAGTAGAACTTGAATGAACAATCTTTGTATGTATCTGACCATCTGGGTGATCCTTCCAAAACTTAATTAGGCGCTCTTCTACTGTCTCGTAATCTTCTAGGTTAAACATATAGATCGTTGTCCTCTGTGTGTAATTGACCGGCTATTGCAACATACGCTGCGAGGTCGATGTAAGTGTCTGGCTTAGCAGTTTCCATTGACCTTGCGACTTTGACCAATGCCATACACATTGCCACCTGATAATCTGTAATTGGCATTTCGAGGTATGAGCTCCAGAGTGCTGCTGTCCTTTGCATATTGTCTGACGGGTGACCGTAATCAAGTCCTCGGTCTTGGATAGTAGCTCTCGCTTCGTTGAGGTAATCACGGGCGTTCATCGATTAACCTGGTGCTGAGTCTGTGCTTTGATTAAACGGCGAGCATTTATCTTGCCCTGAATCTTGCCGTGTTCATGGCCTTTGGCATATCCAATAAGAAATCCTGGAAGTGAACCAATAAGCATTGAGAATATAACTATGTAATCGTGATTCATGGTGAGCCCTTTCTTTTAAGTGTAGAGGCGATGAAAGGCCTGCGCGATACAGCATCGCCCCTACAGAAAGAACTTTACATCAGGCGTATGCGGCAGCCACCTTTTTTAGATAACGAAACGATAACGATTTGAGAAGGGTCTTCATCTTCAAAGTAAGGGACTGCGATCTCAGCGGGCGCGACCATAGACCTTGCCCTGTACGATAAATGTGCCGTTCTTCTCGATGTGAATGATATCGACTTGGACATTGCTCCCCTTGACATACATGATGGCAAAGGCTTGCTGCCAATTAGCCGTTCCCTTGGTGTATGAGGCTTGTTTGAAGTCCATGAGATTACCTACCTCAACACCGTGTAAAACACGCCCTAAACGCCCACCAGAGGCTTCTGTGAAGGCGCTACGCCCTGCTCTGTGAGTATGTCCTGAGATTACATTCTTCCCATGCCTACGGGCTGCTTCAAGGGCTGAGAGCCCACCCTGCTGCTTGATAGGCGTATGGTCTCCATGGACTGCAATCCAGTTAGGAGCGATGTTCATAGGG